GCGGCGACCCTTCCAGAGCGGCGCGCGTTCGTCATTCACCCCAAACATTTCGGCTTCGACCAGGGCGCCGAACAGGTAAAGATCGGGATGTGCAGCGAGCAGCCAGCTTGTCCCGCTATCCGCACCGGGGGACAGCGCTGGTATCTTCTGGAAATAGTCGAACTCGAGCGCGGTGCCGTCGACCGGGCGGACCTTCAGCGTCGAGCCCTCGATCGTAAAGATGCGCGGCACATCCGAGGGCGAACTCGGATAAGCCGCCTGCAGGTACGACGGATGCACGTATTGCAGCTCCACTCGTGGCGAGCCCGTCCAGGTCACCCGCCGCCAGGCGAGATAATCGCCCGGGAGCGCAACCGCGCCGGAGGACGGCGTGAGCGCGGTCGAGGCTTCCTGCTGCCGCACGCGCAAACGCCGGTTGGCAGTTGCCTCGAACAGGGCGATGAACTCCGGGACCCGGGCGGTGAACAGCGTGTGGTCAAGCCAGTTCTCGACCGCGGCCCTGAGCTCGGCGTGAGTCGTGATGCTCATTTGTCGACCCGCAGATGCTTCCAATCCGGATCCTGCAGCTTGCGCGCCACCAGCGCATTGAACGCCGGCGTGAACATGCGGAGCTCCGTATTGCCGCGCGCGTATTCCTCGTTGAGCCACCGCACCAGGATCACATTGGGAATGGTGGCGACGTGCCGGCCGAAATCGCTGCGCTGCGGCTGTGCTCGCAGTTCGACGTTGCGATCAAGGATCGGTCCGACGTCCTGGGTGATGACCGCGACGATCTTTTTGTCGATGCGATCGAGCAGGACATCGGTGCGCATCAGGATATTTCCGTAACGGAGAGCTTGCCGGCCGCAGCTTCCTGGATGGCCGCGATCTTCTGGCCTGGCGTGCAGGTGAAGTATTCCGCTCGGTCGGCGGGCAAGTAACTGTCGGTCGGAAGCGCCGTCGGTGTGCCGTCGCCGATCCGCACCCGGCAGGCACTCGTGGCCGCGACCCGGATTTGACAGGTCTGGACACCGAAAGCAGCTGAGGCGGCCGAAGCCGCCCCAATCGCAACGTCCTGCGCGTTTCCAAGACGAGAGGAGCAGCGCATTTATGCCCTCCGGATCAGAGCGAAGAAAGCGCCGGTCGCGGAGCCGGTGGCGCCGGATGGCGTGAACGAGATGACATCGTCCTCGTTGACGTCGTTGGCTGCGGTCGGAACCGCGGTGAACAGGGTTCCGGCCGCGCCGCCGGTCACCGCGAGCGACCCGCCGGCAATCGCGTTGCCATTCACCGCGGTCGCCACGGTTCCCGTGCCGGTCACGGCCGCACTCTGGACGACACCGAGCTTGAGGACCTTGCCTCGAAACGGCACGCGCGCGTAGGCGGCGGCCGGCGTGGCACCGATCTGGGCGGAATGCGCGAAGACGACCGCTTCGCTGACGGGATGGAGTTCGGGAAGAGCCATAAGTGTTCTCCTGGAAGGACAGAGCGCGAGTAGCGAAATGGCGAATTGCGGTGGCGAACAGCGAATAGAGCTACTCGCTGCAGCGCATGCCGCTGGGTTCGACGCAGGTTGCCGCGTACTGGGTGTGCTCCCCTCCCCCTTGTGGGGAGGGGTTGGGGTTGGGGGTGGGGGTCGCGAGATTGACGCACCAACGCTGCCACACGCACCACCCCCCTCCCCAACCCTCCCCCAACGCAAGTCGGGCTCGCCCGACTTGCGCAAGATAAATCGCGACCCGGGCAGGCCCGGGGCGCGTGGGGAGGGAGCAAATCGAGTCTGCCGCTGCGCCGATTCCATCCCAACGGGACGCGCGCTGGGTTCACGACGTGGTGAGATCGAATACGCCGCCTGAGGCCTTCTCGTTACGCGCCACGAGCGCGTATTCCGAGAGCATCTGGCGACGCTCGGAGTCACCCGTGCGTGCGAGCGGAATGGAGACCATGCGCCGCCCGTTGAGGAACGCGACCGCCCACATCTCCGTCTGCAGCACCAGAACATCGCGGGCCCGCATGAAGCGGTTGGGCGTGACGCTGAGGCGGCCGAAATCGCTCTCGTAGAAGTCGACCGAGGCCACGATCTTCTTGGCCTTGGTGTCCTCCGTGGGCGTGGCGCGCCCCGTGAAGGTCGAGAACACCTGCTTGTTGAACCCGCCGGTGAAGATCGTGTCGGGTTTGCCGCCGCTGTTCCAGATTTTCTGCAGCACGGATTTCAGCTGCGCCTCGGTGAAGGCGCGCTGGGTACCGTCCGTACGGGTGCCGGTACCATCCGCCGCCGCAGGATCGGCTGCGCCGCCAGCGGTGCCTTTGTCGGTGTTGGTCTTGATCCAGGAGAGGACCGAGGCCGTCTTGCGCGGGTTGGTGGTCCCATCGCCGGCGGCCTTGGCCTGGTTGGTGCCGACGAGGATCGATTCCATGTCGCGCTTGAGCTCGAGGCCCTTGAGCGTCTCCTGGTATTCGAGCTCGTCGTCGCGGCCGGCGTGCTCGACCGCACGCTGGGTGCCGGACACGCGCGCCACCTTGTCCGAAATCTGGCACAAGTTGCCGAGGCGGACGGACGGCGTTGCCGCGTCTGACGTGGCGTCGTCGCCTTCGACCACCGCATTGCCGGTATCGACGGCGGCGAGCGCCTGCGTCTGCCATTCGTGATTGACCGCGGACGCCTTTTCCCGCTCGAACGCGGTCATGCAGGGCGTGTCGGTCGGGTCGATACGATAGATGACGTCGGACAAGTCTTCGCGATTTCCGATCGCCTGATAGGTCTGGAAGGTATTGCTGGGAACAGCCATTGTCGTGCCTTTCTATCGGGCAGCGCGCCGGGCGCGGAGCAATGCTGCCGCGTCCTTGAGGCTGCCGGTTTTCTCGAGCTTCGTGGTGAGAGCTTGAACCTGCGCCTCGTGTGCGGCCCCTTTGGGCTGCGAGACGCCGGGCCGCTGAACAGGCGGGACAGGCCTGGTTGCCGCCGCTTTCGCCTTGGCTTGTGCATCGCGCCACAGCGTCGCATCCCGGATCAGGAGCTGCACGCGGTGGTCACGCAGAGACAAGTCCTTCTGGCCGTGCCACGACTGCGCCAGCTCCGTTTCCTGGAAGCCCAGGTCCTTGAGCACCGCGAGCGCCGCGGTTTGCAAACCGGCCGCTCTCTTGGCGTCCGCCATGTCGGGGACTTTCTCCTTGAAGAGATCATCCTCGCGCCTGGCGAATTCCGAGAAGTGCTGCACTCTCTGTTGGGCTTGTCGCTGTTGTGCCAGCATGAGCTGCTGTGCGACCTCGCCAATTTTCTTTTGCTGCACGTCCCACAGCGCGTAGCGTGGCCAGTCTTCGCGCGCCAACCGTTCGACGTCCGCCAAGGTCCTGATATCGGCGAACTCGCCCGCCTGCTGCTGTTGCAGAGTCTGGAGAAGCTGCGGCAGAGCAGCTTCATACTGTTGCCTTGCCTGTTCCGCCTTTGAGCGTTCGGCCTCGAGGGCCTTGCTCTTTTCGGCGGCCTCCTGCTGACGGCGGCTGAAGTCGCCCTCCCGTGACCGCTCGCGCTCGGCAATTCGCTCTTGCGTATCGCGAGGGAGGCTCGTGAAGAGGTCCTTGTCTTCCTTCGTCCAAGACCTCGGCGGCTCGATGGGCGGCAGGTCCGTCCCGGCATCCGCGCGGGGATCGGAGGCTGCCGGATCGGCATCCTGGGCCTCGCCGGGGGGAGCTGGGAGCTCGCCGGCGTCGTATCCCGCCTGCGCGGGGATCGATTCCTGGGCAACTTGCGGCACGGCGGCGCCTTGTGCGCGCGGCGCGCCGGGCTGCGGCTGATCCTTCGACTTGTCGGGCTGCTGGTCGCGATTGTGGCGCCATGCCGCCAGCGATCGCGCGGCTTCGCGCGCATCCATCGGTTGGTCGCCGGCGGGCGCCGGCACGATTGCGATAGGAGATTGCGCGATAGGAGATTGCTCGCTGCCGTGTAAAGCGGCCTCGCTGTTCAGATCCATGATGGTCCTCGGTTATTGCGGCTTGTGAACCAAGTCGCTCAATTGGCGTTGCGCGAGTCTGCCGTCCGCGACGACGCGCGTGAGATGGTCTTTCACCTTGCCGAGCACGTTGACCGCCTGCCAGAGTCTTTCGCGTCCATCGCGATCGGCTGCCGGCCAGGTCTTCCAGGCCGCGGTGTAATCGTCCTCGAGCTTGGTGAACGCCTCCTGCAGGAGCTCGTTCTTGAGCAGCGCCTCGGCGCGCGCGGCGCGCGAAATCGATGCCTGCAGCTTGTCCTCGCTCATGCGTCAATGCCCGTAGACTGCCGGATCATGTCCATCTCGGCGTTGTTGTTCGTGAGACCTCAGCGCGTTGCGCGCAGCAGTTCGTAGTCATGGGCTCCGCGCGGCGGAAGCCATGTCGTATCGACCGCGCCGGCCCGCCGGTCGATGATCGACCTTGCGGCGCCAAAGCGGTGATCAACTCACATTTTTAGATGATGCACTTTTGTACGAGATTCGGATTACAAAGTCAACATATATCCGCGCGAACGCGTCGTTTCGGTTTGTTACGTATACGAACCGGCGTTCGTTTGTATTGTCACGCGTGACACAAAGGGTAGAGCGTTGTTACCCACCTTCCGTTCCTAGAGACGCGAAGCGCCATATATTCTACGGTGTTTAGAACGGTAGAACTCCAGGCGAGGAATTTGAGGCCCCTGCCCATGCGGCACAAACCTTCACCTGCTCTCACCTATCTGGGTCGGCCTACTCCGGCACCCACAACGCCCGATGAAGCGGTGCTCGACCGGGTGCCCAATCCCCACGCTGATATGGCCTACGCCGTGCGCTTCTCGGCACCGGAATTCACGGTGCTGTGCGCGGTAACGGGGCAACCGGATTTCGCGCATTTTGTAATCGACTACGTACCCAGAGCTTGGCTCATCGAGTCCAAATCTCTGAAGTTTTATCTCGCATCCTTCCGGAGCTACAGCGACTTTCACGAGGAATGCACTCTCGTAATCGGCAAACGCATAGCGACGGTTCTCGAGCCAGCCTACCTGCGCATCGGCGGCTACTGGTCCCCGCGCGGCGGAATGCCGATCGATGTGTTCTGGGAGACCGGAACGTTGCCGACGAACGTCTGGTTGCCTGACCAGGGCATTGCGACCTACCGCGGGCGCGGCTAGGTACAACGACGCCAAGGATTCGGGCTACTTTCGGCGGTGGCCCCCACGCGATGGCCACGGCTCTCGACATGCGACACGTGGGCATTATCCGACCTCCCCGCCCATGCGCACGCCGTCGATCCCGCTTGACCCGGCCATGTTCGCTTTACCGTCGAAACCCGCCTGCGCGCGAAGGTTGCCCTCGGCGCTCGCATGGCCCACGCCGTGCCTGACCTGCGCGTCGAGCTGCATCTGCTCGCGCTTCAACGCCATCTCGGCCGCCATCTGCTCGCGCCGGAGCGCGAATTCGGCGTTCATCTGCCGCACCTTCAGCTCGAATTCGGTCTTCAGCTGCTCGCGCTTGAATTGCGTATCGGCCGCGATCTTGGCCGCGCTCATCTGCCGGTCGGCCTGATGCTTCTGCGCGCTGAGCTGCGCATCGACCCCAGCCTTGGTTTTCTCGAGCTCGATGCGCTGCTGCGCTTCCTGCGCCTTCGGATCGGACGGAGGCTGGATCGGGGCCGACGCCGGGTCGTTCGGGGCGGGTGGCGTGCCCGGGGGCGTGAAGAACAGGTCGACGTTCTTGTGGCCCGCGAGCCTGGTGAGCTCCTTGGCCGAATTGTAGAGGTTCTTCGGGCTCACCAGCCCGGCTGCGATGGCCTTCTCCTGGGCGCCGATGACCATATTGAGATGCGCGAGCTGCTCGGTCTTGGTGCCGGTGCCTAAACCGACATTGATGGTCATGTCGTTGCGCGCCTTCCAGTCGCGCGGGTCGACCGTGACCCACTGGTTGCGCAGGCGCGCCGTCTGCGGCTGCGAGCCGTGCTTGCGGACGACGGCGTGCAGCAGCGAGAACAGATCGCGGATGCCGGTCTCGGCGAAGATGCGTGCGATCATCTTCATCTTGGCCTGCGCCGCGTTGAACATCTGGTTGGCGATAGTTGCGACCTGGTTCTGCAGGGCGTTGGGATCGACGCCCTGGCCCTGCCGCGACACGCCCGTGCGCCACTCGCGCGTGGCATCCTGGTATTGCAGCAACGGAAAGACGTGGCCGCCGACATCGGGATGCGCGATGACGCTCAGGCCTCCCGGCAGTTTCGTGCGCACGATCCCGCCCGGTCGCGACACCAGGAGGTCATCCAACGTGGTCTCGGTGGCGTGGCTCTCCGGCACTTCGGTGCGGGGATTGTTGGCCAGATAGGCATTGTCGAGCAGAGCGCGCAAAAGCGCGGTCTTGATGCGCTGGATGTCCATCACCAGATCGGCGATCGAGCGGCCGAAGAACCGGTGGGTGATGATGACAGGCGTCATCGCCGCGAACGGGATTTCGTCCTCCTCGATGACGTCAGGTTCGCCGTCACGCTTGAGCACGTCGCCTTCACCGCCGGTGGTGATGCGATAGAGCCGGACATCAGGGCGTTCACGCGCATAAGGGTGTTCACGCCCGTCTTCGCGGGCTTCTGCTTCGCGGGCTATGCCATTGCCCTCGTAGTCCATCCGCACGTAGTGCTCGGTGACCCGGATCAGGCGGCTGGCGGTATTGAACCCGTCGTCGCCCTGTTTCTGCGTGCCTTCGTTGACGGTGTCGCGGGCCTGCGCCTCGACCGTATCCGTGACCGCATGGGACGGCAGGCGCTTGATCTGCTCGCGGTCGTAGCCCTGCGCGATCAGCTTGGCTTCCGACTTGAGCACGTCGTGAAAGCAATAGTCCGCATCGCGAATCGAGCGCGCATTGCGGGCGATGCCGAACTCCTCCGGCGGCACGCCTTCCACGCGCGCGCATTGATGGGTGCGCGTGGTCCGCACGGTGACATCGTGCAGCAGCGAATGGCGGGCGGCGGACGACGAAGAGCGATCTGCCTCTTCGGCAGCGGCCGGGTCTTCACTCGCCGGGTCGCCATTCGCCATCCGCCTCTGGGTATGCGCGACGATCTCGACCTCGGGGTCCGCGGCAATGATGGCGAACGCCGCATCATCGAGATCGTAATAGGTTTCTCGCTCATGCTCTTCGCGCGTCTCCCACCACACCTTGACGATGCCGACCTTCGACAGCAGCGCGTCCTTGATGAAGGAATACAGCACGATAAAGCCGGCATTCTGCTGCATGAAGACGTGATTGACGTAATCCGTCTCCTGCTCGGCGGCGGCGACATCCTCCGGCCCGACCGGCTCGAACCGCACCACCTCATCGCCCGACGTGAAGATGTCCATCAGCGCCGGCATCAGCCCTTCCACCGTGTCCGCGACGTCGGTCGACACCGCCTTCGAGCGGCCGTCCGGCGCCGGCATGTCGCGCGACATGTCGCCGAGGTAATAGTCGAGCGCGGCGGCGCGCTCCTCCGAGAGCTTGGACGCCGACATCGCGGACAAGGCATCGGCCTTCTCCGCGGCGAGCAGCGCGCGCAGATCGGCATCGGACATTTTCGGCATGGCTTTTCCGGACTCTCGGCGCGTTGCGCGCAGCAGTTCGTATTCGTGGGTCGCGTGCGGCGAACCCACGTCATATCCCTCGCGCCGAAGCCTTAGTCGACGATCGACCGTAAGGCGCCGAAGCGGGGGGCAGTACGTAGTTTTAGATGATGCACTTCCTATAGAAGATTCGGGTTACAAAGTCAACAGATATTCGCGCTATGGAGCACATAAATATTCCTAGCGCGTGCGTCATGTCGGCTTGTAACGTGCACAAAAACCGGCGTTCGTTTACATGTCACGCGTGGGCCCGGCGCGTACCGCGCCTTTGCCCACCCTATGGATCCTTCCAACACTTTTGGCATTCGTAGTCAGCCGATGGCCGTCGATAGGCGCATAGATTTGCGTGCGCTGACGCTTCGACGCGCAGGTGAACGAGCAACATTGAAGTCGCCCGCGCGCACCGCAAAAGCATTCCGCCTCCGGGAGCTGAGCGCTAGGAGAGCGGCGCCAGCGTCGGGGCGGTGTTCATGCCCACTTTTGGATGATGCCTTTGTATGTGAGATTCGCCGTTACATGTCAAGTTAAAACCCGGCTCATCGACATGGAACCGGCGGGCATAACGCAGTGGAGCACTCCTTGGCTGCGGCGGGCCCATTCAGAAATGAACAGGGACGAATCCCTCGGCGTCATTACTCAGTGTAGTCCAAGCGCCTTGTTGTCCCGGCCATCGCGCAGACGGCACTTATTGTCGGCAAACAGTCCGAAACGAAATTCAAGCCGGGCATCGAGCGCGCCATCGAACGATACCAGCGTCTGCAGCAGATTGGCGCGGACCAGGCGTGCCGGTGCAGCATTGACGACGCGAAGACAATGGGAGAACTGCACCGGTAGAAGGATATAGGCCGGTCCGTCGCTGGTTGCCCGGATGCGAACACCGTCCCGCTCGACGGTCACGACCACGCTGCGCGCTGTTGCCTTCGTTGCAGGCACATCCTCCGAAACGACGGCAATCTCGTCGAGGCGACCCCTGTTTTCCCGCAGCCGATCTGCGATTTCGTCGGCGGTGGCTGCCTTCACAAAACGGGTCGGACTGTAAGTCCCCACATTCGCACCGCGAAGCTCAAACAAGTAAACGTCGGGGGAATCCGACGCCTTGACGTCCACGCGAACAACGCCGGGATCATCGATCGCTTCAGTGTTGGTCAGAATGAAACGAACGCCAAGAACGCGCAGTATGTCCGGGTCGATGGAGAACGCCCGAAGGTAATTTGTATGAATTCTCATTCCGGCGGGCGCGAGCAGCCGCCGGACGAACGCATGCGCCTGCGCTGAAGTCCACTCTCCATATTCTTCGAGGGTCGGAACGTTCGACTGCCACAGATAGAAGCTATCGTCGTAGCGGTTGAGAGAATAATCGATGTCCTTCGGGTTATCGTCGCTCGTCCTGCGTGTGGCCAGCCAAACCGTGGCGGCAAAGCCGCGAAATGGCTTGGCGATCTCGATCGAAGCGTTCCGGTGCAGATAGTCGCGCAGGGATGAATCACGCGCCAGCGGGATCTTCTCACGCATCCCCATCGACAGGTGAACCAACGCCAAAACTGGAACTGCCCACAGAAGCGCGGACCGGCGCCACCCGATTCCAGGAGGCGCGGAAAGCGAGATCGCAAACCTTCTCCTGCGATACGCTTGAAGCAGCGCAGCGAGCAGACACAGAACTCCCACGGCAGCGGCAAAGACAGCAAGCTGAGCGGGTCGATAGCGCTCGGTACCGTAGGGATGTCGCAGGATGACAATGACGGTTGCCAGAAGGAGGAGCCCGAAAGCAAAGTTTGCCGCGAAGCTCAAGAGTTGCCTGCGATGCGACGGTCTTGTGTTTCCCGATGGGTTGAGGGTGAACAGATCGAGCGGCTGAACGAAGGGGATGACGGCGAACATGCAAATGAAGGACCAGGCGGACAACATCAGAAAGTGGCTGGAGAGCACGCCGACGGGCCCAAGCGAGATCGTCTGATAGGCATAGGCGTAAACGTGGACGAGGCCGAGATACACAATCAACGCCCACGCCGCCGTCCGCATGTGCCCGCGATACCGGACGATTGCTATCGCCGCTCCGCAAAGGGCGGCAATCTGCAGCCACCCGCCGCGATTCTGGATGCACAGCAGCAGCCGTGCATCGCTGCATATCGAGTGATGCCAAAATAGATGCAGCCAGGACTCTGCAGACAGCAGGCGGTCCCACGCGACGACGGCGGCCGGTGTGCGGCCGGCCGTGGCGATAGTGCCGAGATAATAGTCGAGAAGCCCGGACGAAAAAAAGAAGATCAGGCATAGGGCAAGTGCCGTAATTTTCCACGCCCATTCGGCCGGCGACCGTCGCCGCGCCAGGATCAACGCGGCGGAAACCGCAACGTAGGCCGGCGTGGCGAAGACGAAGGTGAACGGTGCCGAAAGCAGTCCGCAAACAAAGAGGATGAAGAAGCCGATTGCCACGATCGCGTTTCCCCACCAGTCGCGGAGGCGGCCGCAGACCAGCAGCAGTGCAGCGGCGCCATTCAACGTTGCCTGCAGATGCGCATAGTAGGGCGCGAGCGAATACCAATCATAAATCCGGAAGACTTCGGAGAAAGGCGGAAACAACAGATAGAGGTAGAGCTGCGCGGCGACCGTGGCCATCAGCCATGAAAACCCGATCACGCGTGCGAGTGCGACGATGCTGACGGCCAGCTCGGCTGCATAGACGGCGTAGGAGGCGATATTCTTCGACTGTTCGCCGAGCGGCAAAGCCAGCGCCAGCGCCCCGGGGTTGAGCCAGGGCAGGTTGGGGAAATACATGGAACCCATTCCCGCCAGCATGCTGTAGGGGCTGAGATCGAAAACCTTCCCGAAATAAAGGATTGCCTCGACGTTCCATTTTGCCCACTCGCCGTCGATGGGCCTGTAGAGGGCGGAGGGCATGCGCTCCATGCCGACGATCATCAGAACGACGAGAAGCCCCCAGGACAGGAGATAAGGCAACGCCCGGCGCCAAGCCTCCGTCAACACGGGGTTCGTCTTGGGTAATGGCGAGTGCATAGGGTATAGTTATTTTGTGCGAGATACTGCCTCAGCTGGGCACATCCGATGCCGCGACCTGATCGTCATCGGGAATGGAGCAATGCGCAAGGGGGTATCAGTATGGAGACCATACAGGAGCCATCGCCCCTCGTTGTCGATCCCGTCCTCGAGCCTGTCCGTCAGTTTCTCTCCAAGACCGCGATCCTTTCCACTGCCATCGTCATGTCGCTGTGGATTATTTTCGACATGCTGGATGATTTTGCAGCGCGGCGAATGCAGCAATTGGAGCAAACCATCCAATCCGCCACAGCCGTCGGCGGCCGCCGGTTTTGGGCTGAGCTCGAGCAAGGATTGGAAGAACTCGCCAGCCCGGGAGCGGATATGTCGCCCGAGAAGAGGGAGAAAATCCTGGCTCAGATCAGGGCGATTTCAGACAGATGGCGGCCATTCCTGGTCGAAGCGGCCTCAGCGATCGATGGAAAGGGCAAGACGCCTGCTCATTGAGACCGCCTGGCGAATGCCGATGCCACCCGGAACGGTGAGGAATGCTGCCAAAGACACTCCCGAACGGCTTACTCTTCATCGGGGTCAGATTCGCACGGCCGGAATTTTGTGTCCTGCAATGGCTTTGTTCCTCACTTTCAGGAGGACAGACATGGCCGTTAACAAACCGATCAGCGACAACGCGCGCAAGGGCGCGGTCCGCGAGCACCCCCAGCTCGACACCGAGATCAACTCAGGCATGCCGGGACGAAGAACGCCGTAGTGCGGCGCCGGCGGCGACAGAATATGCAGCGCGGGCAAGCCTGCCGATCCGGCGCAGTCTCGCCGGAGCAAGTTCGATCGCTCGCCCTAACCGCCAAGACTGTCCGGCTCCTTCATTTCGCGCGGGTTGCCTAATGGGTCCGACGTGCGTGGATGCCTATCATGCAGGAAGACCGCAAGCTGCGATCTAATCGATTCGCCTTGAGACGCCACCGCCTCCTTGAAGAGATGGTCTTGCACCTCCTGAGGCAAGGTGCTCCATATCCGAATAACCGCCTCACCCAAGGCGCGCGTAAGCTGCTCCACGCTCACGCCGTGGCTGGTATCGGTGGGTGGCATCCGAGCTACTCCCGCAATCGCAACCGATCCCCGAGACCAACCGTGTCATGGGCATCGCATTCGAATGACATTGCCGGCGCTCCTGCGTACTCCCCCAGGGCGACGCGGCTAGTGCCGCGCTTCAATGTAATCGAGCGGGTGAGCGTCGCGGACCCTTCCGTGCCACCGGTCCTGGCAGCCATCTCCCGAAACCCCCGCAGCCAGGCCCATCCCCGCCCTGATTGCGCCGAGCACGTGCAGCGCGCCGGCGAGCGCCACCACGCCCAGGAAGGCCAATAAGCTCAAAAGCGCCAAGCAGCCGAAAGGGACCGCAAGCGCCAGCAACAGTAGCAGGTTCAT